TATAACCCCAACTTCGTCATCTTTTTCAAATACACCACCACGATCTAGTTCTTTCAATTTCTTGTCTGAAACTTCGATTGTGCGGGATAAATTATCTAGGTAAACTAAATAACCTGCTACAATATCTTCTTGTTTTTCATTTTTACGAAGAAGATTATAAGTTGTAAATCCTAGGATTACGACTAATACTGCTAATACGCTAATTGCTATTGTTACTATCATAAGCTGTCTAACATGTTTTTTAAACTGTCACTCTTAAATGATCCGAGTGCTTTTGTTTTGGTTGATGTCTTTTTCGACATGTTTGGTTTATTCCCCAATGTATAATTCCCTTTTCCGGCATCCACGGGCTTCTTGTTTTCTTTTAATTTAGGTAACCATTCACGTTCAAATTCGATACGTGCTGCCATTAAATCGGCCTGGTGTAAGATAAAAGGTAGGGATGTTCTTGGTTTTTGTTCAACCATATAACCCATAAGGTATTTTTCATTTGCCTTATCATATAAACCATCATGTGTCTGGATAGCAATCATCTCATTAAATGTATAAGAGATACCATGTGACTGTAGCATGAATAATCCTCTATCTGGGACTGAAGCAAATGGAACTTTGGTATTAAACATGTAATCCTCTCCTAATTTTTCACGTCTCCAATTATCTGTCTGGGGTATATAAGAATCTTCATCTTCACTCCCCATTTTACCTAAATCATGATTCAGAGCTGAAAATATTAATTCTTCAGTTGTAAATGTATTCATGTCACATCCTTCAGATTCCCATAATGTAGACTGTTTAATAGCACATCGAATAACGCGTAAAACATGTTCTACATATCCTCCGGGGAAAGCATTATGATATTCTTTTTTATGCGCGGCAGGCATTAACATTAAACGGTCTGCATATTGCTCATAAAATTCTAGTAATTTATCTTTGCGAGGTTGTTCAATGTAATCCTCAATATAAGATAATAATTCGTTCCAATTGTCTTGGATTTGTTCGGCTGTAAAATTCATAACTTTTATTTATTTTAATTAATTTTCTCGTTCAACAATTGATTGAATATCATCTCTCAATTCTAAAATTTCTTGCAAAATTTCTCTTGCACTATCAATGTTTCGTTCATTTAAAACGCTTCTCATACGTTTTAATTTACTTTCTAGAGACTCTATCCGTCTCAATAATAATTCTTTATTATGCATTTTATTTTATTTTATTATTTACTTTTTTCCTTTTATATTCTAATAATTTTAAAATCAAAATATAATTAAAGGTAATAACTTTATTTTACTTCTCCAAGGATTTCTCAATAAAATCCTGTATTTTCTTTAAATGGGCACATTTTTCATATTCTTCTGTACCTTCGAAGTAATTAATAGACAGCTTTATTGATATAACGAATTCCTCACTGGCGTATTGTTTTAGGGCTTCTTTCCATTCCTTCTTTCTAAGCTTAACTTGCTCAATCCAAAACCATGCTCGAGTATACATCATGTACTCACCAGCCATGTCAATTCCTTTTATATCTAATCCAGGATCTGATTTGGTAAAAAACTTTACAACCTGTTTTGAAAATAAACTTCCATTCATTATTAACTTATGAAACATACCCAATTTAAAATGAGGTGTTTCCTTAAAGACATCTAATTCATCCTCTAATTTTTTACGATCCTCATTATCTTTATCAGGAAATCCAAATAAAGTAAATATGTTATTTAATGACATTTTTGTTAATAAATATTAATCAAGCGTATCTCCTAATGATTCTATGACTTTAATTGCTTCTTCTATTGTAACATAAAAGAATTCACGTTGAGTATTTACACGTTTTTTACGAAAATGTTTGTGGGTAGCTTTTTCAATCCTTTCTCCATTAAAACAACTGTACGAATATACAACATTAAATGGGGTAGGAATACCTGTTGATTTACTTAGTGTATTAGCTCTATCAATTGGATCTCCTTTAGTGTATCCTATTTTTACCATATCAGGCATAGAGATACTTTCTAAAATATAAACTGATTGATCTCCATTACTTCCGTTTACACTTTGTCTAAAACGGCTAGAATAATATTTTATTTCTTCCCACCCTTCACTATCCTCAAAAACTGAAAAATACGTGGGAGGGGGTGATAGAGGAGTTCGTTCATAGGGTACGTAATTTTGAGCCTCTTCATTTGATATACGTTTCATAACCTTTATTTTGCGTGTTAAAATCGTGTTCCACCACCACTTTGTTTATAAAATGGTAATCCTTCTCTACCTTTAAGAGCTTCTTTCCATTGGATTTCACTCATTTTAATCCCGTTGATGTAATATTCTCGTTTGCGATTATTACCTTCTGGTATCAGAGCTGGGCCTTCCCAATTATGTAACTTACCATCGAACATATACATGATAGTACCATCAGCCGTTGTAATTTTTCTACTCGGTTTAAATTCTTGATTTGACATATAGTTTAGATTTTTATTTGAACATATTCAAAAGGAACAATTGTAAAGTAATTGCTTTTCCTTGACTAATATTTGTAACAATCCCGGTAATCAAAACTACCAAAAGGGAAATTGTAATAATATTAACTGATAGAGAACCAATGATCATTAATACTAGACTAGTAATGAAACTTACTGCTAGGATAATTGCAATGATAAGCAATTTGTTCAATTGTGAATCAAGTTTTGTAATTTCTTGATTAATTTGTTCTTGTGACATTTCTTCTACTTTCAACATAACCTTTATTTTTTTATTTATACCTGTAGTATACGAATAAAAGGTCAATAAGCCAAGGATTTTTTAATAAGAAATCGCTAAAGTAATTCCTCCTACTCCTCTTAATTTAAGGGTTGAACCTACTACAGTAGTAGCAGGAGTAAAGATAAATGAATTAGTTCCAACAGGAAGAGAAAAACCAGCCATATAATCAGAAATAACAGCCGTAGCTATATTAGTTTGAGAAGTAAAAGACCCAGAGGTGTTTTTAGGGGTTATTCCTGTATAATCAATAACTGTTTCTAAAGTAAAATAAGAAGATCCCGAACTATTAGTTAAAGTAAAAGTATAAGGGGCCCCAGAAGTAAGATTTATTGAGGAAGTTCCTTCTCCTTGAGAACCAAATAATTGAGCAAAAGTATAATTTTGAGTAGGCATTTATCGTTTATTGATAAATATATTAACTAACTCAAATGTAGCACAAGCCACTATACTTAAAGCACCAACCACCAATAAACAAGCCATTGTAATTATTTTAAAAATCATAGCTACCAATTTACTATAAATATTTCAGGTAACCAAATACTTTTAAAACTATGTGCAGATGCTTACACCACCCCTAACTACAAAGATACGTATATACTACTCTACGTGATTAAAAATTAATTTACACACCCAAACATCTTGGAATTCATACATTCCACAGTATTCACATGCGTCATCTTGGGAGTCAAAGAGTTTTAACTCACCGTCTTTGGTTTTAAAGTAATCCATGGTACGGAGGTCTAAGATGATATATTTTCCTTCCATTATTTTTTATGTTTTCTGAATATATTGGTTTCATAAATGAATAGGATTTTACACATCAAAATCCAACGTTGGAACTTCCACCAACGTCTTAGTTTTTTGGGCCAAGGGTCATTTTTTAGTTTTTCGTTATGTTTTCGTATGAGGCCTTGGGTTTTTACATTTTCATAATGTTCCACTTGTGGTTTCACTACGGTGTCAATTATGTGTTGTGCCTTGCGGTTGAATTCTTCTTGGTCTATTTTCATTGTTCTTCTGTATCATAGGGTCCAAAACCTGGAAAATCACTGTATTTTAATCCGTATTGTAAACTGAACCATTGCATTTCTTTCTCTGCTAGTTTAGCTCGGGTACGTAAATTGGTTTGAAGGTATTTTTTACCCCATTTTTGCCATTCCTCATTTTGAGCCATGGTCATAGTATACTGTTGAAACCAATCATCTTGGCGCGTTTTAACGTCTTCAAATGTAACGTCATGGCCTGCTATGATAAACATTTGGTTGATTAGATCCTCAACGGCTTTTTCTTTCTTTTGTTCTCGGGTTAGTCGCATAACTTATTTTCTTATAATATACGTATATATCTTATCGATGCCAAATATTTTTGTAAAGAGAGGAGATTAGTTTTTCGTGGATTTTATCCCCTTTGGTCGTTTTGGAAATTGGGTTTCATTTATGGGGGAATATATAGGGATATATTATCATGATGGAGTTTGTATAAAAGGGTCCGGGTTTTACTCTAAGTCACGGAAATCACCACCCCGCGCCATATTGACCCCGGCGCGCGTGGGGCCGTATTACCATATTACGCACATATATATACCGCCGGCGTACGTACCCCAGACCCCCCTACCACTTATGGATCCGGGATCTTGAACTTACCAGATACCCGTTCTCAAAATAATAAAACTCCAGGCGCCCATCGGCTCCAATAATTGTAATATTACCACTATCTAGGTTACCATCCATGTTTTGGATCCGGTCTCGGTTCTGTTGTATAAATTGGCTCATGCTCATGGACACCGAAAGCCCGCCAACCGCGAGCTCCAGATCCAACTATGATGCTGGGTTATAGGGCATCTATGGCTTTAAGTAAATCGTATCTAATTGATGCTACCTCTGTGGAGGTTAATTCTGATGTCTCTATACCCATTGACTCTAGAAATGTCATTACGGCCATAAATTGATCGATCATTTTTACTTCTGCTACTTTTGTTAATTTTGTCATATGTCTTATCTTTATTTATGCCACAATATACGAATCTGGTCTCACACCCGTTATTCCCTTAATTCAGGTGTATGATTGAATCCTCAAATCTCAACATGTGAGGTATAAACACTAACTCAATCGGGTTTATTAACTGGATTACTTTATTTTTCTTTGGTTTCATTATCTTAGTCTTAAATATATTTCATATAACTCATCTACACTTATCTTATCTAACTCACTATCCAACTCCTTACTCACCTCGGGACTCATTAATTGGATTAGGGCTATCAACCCCTGCTTTCGGGCCTTGATATCTAACTTAACTGTTTTCATAAAAATATCTCCATTAATAAAAACTTGATTAAAACCACTACACTTGTCAAACCTAATACAACTAATACTTCCATGTCTTATCTTATTTATACGTCAATATACGAATCAATCTTATCACCCCTTAGTCCGAGGGTAGCTTAAGCAGCTACCTCATCCGTTACTTTAGCAGGGCGTCCTCGCTTAACTACTCCTCCATTCAATTCAGCTTTAGCAGCTAATTCATTTAATCGGATTTGTCTAGCTGAATTTGGATTGATCGGACGTCCTTGTCCACCTATTCCTAATTGCTTATTAATTGCTTGAATTTTTAAACGTAATTGTCGTTCTGAATTTGTATCAACTGGACGTCCTCGTTTTAATTCTCCATTACTACGTTTTGCTTCTAACTCTGCTAAACGGATTTGTCTAGCTGAATTTGGATTAACTTTTCTACCTAATTTTACTTCTGAATTCTTAACTACTTTTTTCATAACTTTACTTTTTTTTAATTTAATTTATTTCTTATCTCTTTTATACTGTAATATACGAATTACATTTTAATTTATTTATTCCTCAATTATTTCAATATCATAATCACCACCGTTTATCATTCTATAAAATTCATTAAACGGCATATCATCAACATCATATCCACAACATTCCATAACTTCATTTTCAGTATCACATTTAAATCTTAAATTCAAACAATTATCAAACACAATAAATTTTTTCATATCTTTTATTTTTAATTATACTGAAATATACGAATCAATTTTGTATTAACTTATTCCTGGGTTAGAGTTTTTAATTCATCGTCTCCTATTAATCTCCATTTTTCTTTATACCCATATTCATTAATAAGTTCTATTTTTACAGATATATGTTTAGCTCTTTTAATATTCTTAGGACCAAAAGAAATAAATATTCCATTCTCATCTATTAATTCATATTTTACAAAAGTACAATCATATATTTTATTTCTGATTTTACTAAATACTTTTAATTTATCTCCTTTTTTAAAGGTAAAATCTAAATACTTT